CTTCCGTGAGTATCTTCATAATAGTCTTGTCTAATTACTTCATAGTGTACATGTGGAAATTCTGGACCAGCATTACCTGAGTATCCTAATATGCCTATCTGTTGTCCGGCAGATACAGTATCTCCAACTTTCAAGCCTTCTGCATAAGCTGATTCTTCACCACCACCATTTTGACCCAAGTGAGCCATTCTGTGAACAGTGCCATCAGGATATTGAACGTCTAGAATATAACCATATCCCGATGGACTTTTTCTCATGCCAACAACAGTGCCATTATCAACAGCGATTACAGGATCACCCGGTGCACCTGGAATATCTACACCAGTATGAAGTTGATTTGTTCCTCTTGGACCACCAAATGATCTAGAACCCGGTGCACCTCCTGAAAATGGAACAGATTCCTCAGATGTGATACTTTTACCTGCCATACTTCCTCCGACAGGAAGCATTAGAGGAGATCCCGGTGCGGCTTGGAGAGTTGCAGAATTGATTGGTTGTCTCTTCATAGTCTCATTAAATTGATCTGGACCTAATTTTCCTAAAGCTTCTTCGAAGTTTTTCTTTTGGATAGGATTAGCATTTGTATAGTAATTTCTCAATCTCTCATCAAGTTGATCAACCATACTAACTTCAAATTTGCCCATAGCTTTTTCTATGGTCTGTATGTTTTGCGAGGCACTTTCTATCTCAATCTGCTGCAATCTTTCCTGCACTTCAGTCTGATCATATCCTTGGTAAGGTCCAGAATAGTTTCCTCTAGCAGCAAAAATATTTCCTCCAATATTTACAAATCCTTGTTTTTCCGCATCTCTATAAAAATCTTTTCCTCTACCTTGTCCATAGACATAATAGTCACCTCTGAATTCATTTGCTCCAAAAGTATTGTCGGGCGCAGCACCAGAAGATAATACTTTAATTCTTTGACGAATATATTCCGCTTGTTCTTCGGATACTTTACCTTTGTTAAATCCTTCAAATTGTACGCCTCCAGTGCCTTGTCCTTGAGAAGCAACTTCAAGCAAATTACTACCGTATTGATCAGAGCCAACTCTATTCAACATAACATTGATAACAGCATCAACGCCCTCTTTGCTGCTTAATCTAGCTTCACCAGCAATTGTTCGGATAACTTCATCACTTAAATCTGCGTTTGTCAAACCATATGCTGGTCTATATAATCCAATTTTACCTTTAGGTAAATCGGCATATTGGCCAACTTTTGCTTTTTGAAAAAGCTCTTGAATTGCTTTTTCTTCTGCTGAAATGCTTTTAGGAGGTTTTGTTGTGCCTGCTGTATATGTACCACCTCCACCGCTAAATGATGTTCCTCCAGATAAAGCACCGCCAAGAGTTGAACCTGAACCCGTTGCAACTGCTCTACCAACATCTGGTAGACGATCACGGTAGTATCTAGGAAATAGATTAGTCAATTGACCAGGAGTTAGTGATGATATTAGATCACTAATTGCACCGCTTTGAGCCAGCGTTGTTCGATCCGATGGTATCATGCGGAGCATTTTCTTATAATCAATTGTCATATTTTCTAGATTAAATGCCATTTATCTTCTCTTTTTAAATGTTGCTGCCCGGTCACGATTTTTCTGCTCTTGTTCTTTTAGGTGTTCTTTGAGCAAATCAACGTAAATAAATCTTTCCCAAGGAATCATTCCCTCTAATTCGGTTAGACTATACTTATGGAACTGCATCAGTGCAAAGTTAGTCTTATAATGATTCATTAGTTTGTCATGGCCAAGCATTATTGAAAAAAACGGGTAAAGTCCGTATATTTAACCTTATGTTCGAATCCACACTTAGGGCATGTTCCACCAGATTCAATTACAAAGGAGGGTAGATTGTCCACAAAAGCTTCCAGCTTTACGAATTGCTCACTGGTAAGACCCTCAATAAACTCTATCAATTCTTCCTTTGAGAAGTCTTTACTTGAATATGTCTGATCGCCATTTGTAATTCGGTCAATACAGCTGGAAATAATTCGTATTTTCTTTTGAAAATTACTCTCATTGCCTGTGATCATTTTCATGATAGAATAAGATGGATATTTCATCTTGATAGAAATCTTGCCTGATATGTTAATATCCATGGTAATATCATCTTTCTTTTCGATGACACAATTGGATATATCAATATTGGCTGTAAATACACCACCACATTTATTACCATCCACCATATTATTACACACATAGGAAGTCTCAATATTTTCGCCTATTGACTTAGCTCTCAGGGCAATAAACAGGTAGTCCACATCAAAAAATGGCATCTTTTCTAGGTCAAGATCACCAGATATAATACAGTTATTGATCACTTGCTTGGTGGTCTTGATGATATTCTCATTGTCTTTTGATTCGATTGCCATAAGTAAAAGCTTTTCTTCTTTTACCACAAATGGTCGAATCTTAATAGTCTTGCCAGTCGATGGCAAGGTTATATCATAAATCGGCACATCAATTTTAGGTATAGTCATATATTTTCATCCTCTATAATTAATATTATCGTCGGCCAGTTGGCAGATCGCCGCCAGGTATGGTAATCTCTAATGGACCTCTACCTTGACCTTGACCACTAGCGCGTGACCCTGACGCTAATGTAAATGTGCCTGATTTTGGATCTCTGTTCTTACGTGTCCAATTGGAATATGAGAAAGAAACGGCTAGACGCTGAAAATTATCATCTGCCCATGTAACTGGCTGTGGATTAACAAGGACAGGCCAAGCGTCATGAAGTGTCCACGCATATGTTGCTACAGGTTCAGTTAGATCGGCCGTTGCAGCCTGTTCGCTGAATTGAAACATATTAATCTGGCACTTATAATTGTCTTTATATGAGAAGTCAAATGTATTGGTTGGATTAATTATTTCCATCCAATCATCAAAGAATTGTCTTTCAAATGAGTCCGTACGGCATAAGAATGTCATAGCTGTTTCTTGATAGTCAGACTGGTATGGCACTTTAAAGTTTGGGCCATGATATCTCATATCCATATTCATAAAACCACGGCCAGGGAATTCAGCGGACTCACACAGATATGTAAATTGCTTCATAAAATCACCATAACCAATCTTAGATAGAAATGAATTAACACCACTTGGCACAATCTGCACAGCAAATCGACTTGATTTAACCAATCCATTAAATGCTGAAGAATAAGCAAAGAAGTCCTGCATTCTCAGGAATGTCGGTTGATTGTTTATTTGAAAACTAGGCATTTATTTTATCCTTTTGAAACCCATACGGCGACAGGCAATTGTGCGGCTATATCCCATTCTTCTGCTATAACTTCTACAAATGGTGATTTTATCTGTGAAAATAGATATCTCTTAATGCATGGGCGCATTGCACTAGATATTCTACTGGTTTTATTTAATAAGTCATATGTGACACGGAGCTTGGTGGTGGCATTCATTTTATCATTATTACGGAACTTCATTAAATTGCCTAATAATGCGCTGCGCTCACTGAATGAGAGATAATGTAGATTAAGCCCCAAAAATCCATCATTGTATTCTTCAATGGGAAATACCAAGGGGAATCGATCATACATTGGAAGAGTTTTTTTGTGCTTTGGATCATACCAGAAGAAATACATTTTGCCTATTACAGGCTCATATCTTGGTACATTACGCTCTTTATTGGACATGATTTTATTACGGTAGCCAGAAGCACTCTTAGCCTTGCCCGTCATCCATGCGCCGATTTCTTGATTTGTGTAATTCTTTGCCATAATTGTATTTATTTAATACCTAAATGGTCTTCCGTAATTAATTTGAATTGCCAACCTCTATCTAAACAGTATTCTTCGGCTGCTTTCCACTTAGCCTGATTCTTGCCCCATGTGGTCACTTCGGTTATATACTGTTTGGTTATTCTCTTTTTCTTGGCTGGTTCTCTGGTCTCTTTCTTTGGCTTTACTTCCAATAGCTGTTCTGTGATATTGCCATCTTTGTCTATGGCTTTTATATAGAAGTCTGGGAAATACCTGTGATACCTATTATCCAGTGGTGATATATATGGTATGGCTATCTCCTCAGATGACCACTGAATAATCGATTTATTCTCATCCAGATATACCATAAGCTTTCGTTCCCATAAAGAACGGTATATGATTCCTGTTGGGTCACCTTTATATTTTCCAGGGTTCTTGGGGCTGTACCTGCCCTTGTAAGTTTTCATATAAATATATAGAAAACAATTCCACAAGGAAATAAAATGAGCGATAGTTGGTACAGCGGGATACTAGATGGGATATTAGGTGGTATTCAAAACGTAGGATCAGTTATTAACGAAGCTGATATAAGATCACGAAATTTATTCGAATATAATATTGATGATAGCACTCTTGGTCAGTCAGAATATGATTTTAGGTATCGCGTATTTCCTTCTGATCTAGCCAATGATTATGTTGGTCATTATATGGTAATTAATATCAACGTACCCGTGTTTGCCAAAGATGGTTCAGCTAGAACATCGTATGGTGGGTCTGCTTTTGGTCAGAATTTATTTCCTGGTGGTGCAAATTCAGGCGAATTTTCAAAGGTAGACACACTACGCTTTGGTAATGCAGAAAATATAGGCGGTACCAGTCCAATTACAGGTGGTGCTGCATTAACAAAAGAGCCACTAGCCATACCAAGATATACTCGCCGTATTAAAGAATCCATCGCTATGTTTATGCCTACTCCTGTGACATTTAATACTGTTAATGAATTTCAAGAAATAAGCTTGACAGCAATGGGTGCTGGATTGGCCACTGGTGTGGCTGCTCTTGTTGGTGGTGCATTATTTGGTGAAACAGGCGCTGCTCTAGCTAATGGTGCAGGTGAAGCGGCTGGTAAAGTAGCAAGACTAGGTGGTTATCCAATTAATCCGCGCGTTGAGGTAATGTTCTCTAAAACAAATCTCCGCCAGTTCGTATTTGAATTTTTAATGGCACCACGCAATGAGCAAGAGTCCGAGAATATGAAGGCTATTATTCGTACTCTTAGATTCCACTCAGCACCAGAGTTGGATTCTGCTACTGCGGGATTTACATGGATTCCACCAGCTGAATTCGATGTTACCTTCTATAATAAGGGCAAAGAAAATACAAATATTCCAAGAGTAAATACATGTGTTCTGGATCGTATCGAGGTAGACTATGCACCACAGGGAGTATATTCGACCTTCTCTAATGGCCATCCAGTAGCAGCCAGACTTAGCTTAGGCATGAGAGAAATTGAAGTTATCCACAAGCGCCGCGTTCTCCAAGGATTCTAAGAATGAGTAGTTTTTTTGATAAATTCCCATTAATTCGCTATCAAATATCAGGTGTTAAATATTCAAGTTTCCAGACTATCAGGAACCTTTTATTCCGTACCTCTATTATTCGTGAAGCTCTAAGTAATTCATCATCATATATTCGATATATTATTCGTGATGGCGATACACCAGAAATACTGGCTTCGAAGGTATATGGTGATCCACAAGCTCACTGGATGATCTTATATGCCAATGATATAATAGACGCTCAATATGATTGGCCAATGACCTCAACTGTTTTTTCAAAATACTTGGTAGATAAGTATCGCGCGGCTGCGGAAGCAGATCGCGGTGAGACTTTAGAAGATTATGAGGTGGTTGCATGGACACAAGATACCACCAATGATGCATCCTATCACCATTATGAGAAGGTGGTAATACGAGAAAATCAAGCAGCTCAAGTAACTACGGAAACACGATTTAAAATCAATAAAACAAAGCTGACCAATAATAGTCTCGATGTGCCATACGATTACTATGAGGGTACAGGAAGTATTGCGGCTGTACAAGATGTTACTCCGATTAATCTAACAATAGATGGGCAAACAATTATTGAGACAGTATACGGTAATGCAGTCACTTACTATGATTATGAGAACGAATTAAACGAGGCCAAGCGCACCATTCGAATAATAAAGAAAGAGTATTATACTCAAATCAATACCGAGTTTGGTATTCTTACCAATAGAAATACACCAATATTCCTGAGAAGAGTATCATAAAGCATGGTCAACGTTAATTTACCACCAATTGAAGAGTCAAAGGTCGATTTTACGGTAGCCTTTAATGGTGTCGATGAACAGAATACCAGAGAAATAACTATTCGTGAGATTACATTAGGAGAGAGCTTATTAACTCCCGGTCTTCAAACGTCTGTACTGGTAAATAGTTTCCTTCATGCATCACCGGATGAAGAGGGTAAAACAGGTAAACCAAAGAATTATGATGATTTCAAGAATAAAAAAATGGAAATTAAAATTGAGAGAAAGCTTCTCGATTATTTTGGCATGGAAACTACTCTAGATGTTTCTCAGAGAATATACCGAGTAGACCAGCGTAAGCTATTAAATAATAGTAATGAGCAATTTCGTGTTCATGCATGTGATGATAGCTTATTGAATGATGCCAGGTCGCTAGTATCTCAATCATGGAAATGTACCGCTCCATCGACTATTGTTAAGCAGGTTCTTCAAGCGTGTGCTGGTGTAAGAAACTTGGATGTAGAATCTTGCACACCAATGCGCGATTATATTGCTGAGAATATTCACCCATTTCAGGTAGTAACACAGCAAGCCAACGCTGCTCTGGCTAATGGTAATGACCCATCGTTTGTTCATTATATGACATATCAGGACTTCGGTACACACCATTTTAGATCAGTATATGCTCTAACTAAAGAAGCTCCACCAATTAATAAGCCATTCGTATTTGCTGAAACAGGTGCAGCTTCTGGTTTTGGTAATCCACTTAGTATTATGACCTATAATTTTCCATGTGATTTTGACCTATTATCCGATATTCTTAATGGTATTGATACAGATGGTAAGTTTATTAATTCAATGGTTGGCACGAATTTATTAGGTGGATTTAATAGCTTATTTGGTAATCAAGCTGCGGTATGTGGTCTTGGTGGTGGTGTAAATAATATAGCCAAGACTAATTTTAATACAGAAAAAGCTCAAGATCAGTGCGCCTCTGAAATTGAAAAATACCTATTAAAAAGACAGGCCAGAATGTCATTACTAGAGCAAGACAAAATAGCTCTATCTCTCACAGTACCATGGAATCCAATGCTTCATGCGGGTAAGATGATTGATGTTGAGCTACCTAGAAAAGGCGTCGAAGGTAATGCAGGCAATGAAGATAAATTATTATATGGTTCTGGTAGATATTTGATCGTTAATTTAACTCACTCAATTAAAAATGGTGGTTTCTCTACCACTACGATGGAATGTGTAGCACAGACAGCAGGGCAGGGAATAGTATAATATGAGTAGACCAAAAGATCCTACAACAGAAAATAGCTTATTATGTGGTATTGTGTGTGGTGGTCATGACGCAGATCCAGACCCAAATCAGAACGGTCTTGTTCGTGTTTATTTGCCACAGATACATGGTAATAATGTAAAGAAAGAAGACCTTGGCTTTTCTGTCGTATTAATGCCACCGAATCAGGCTGGTGCTACACAGTTTAATGGTGTGGCTGATCCAGGTCAACAAATGCTTTGTATGAAGAGCGGCCCTCCGGGCGATTCTACATTGATTGTTCTTGGTTCAATACCAACAAATAGACAAGATGGTGGGCAACCAGGTAATAGAAATTTAAATACCTTTTTAAATGCTATGGCTGAAGCTTTTTCTACCGAATTAAATATCAATATTCCACCAAATGTTAAAGAAACAATGTCTGGCGGCACTCGGATTCGTCAGATAAATGAAAAGGGACAGAGACATAAGAATGATCTATTGAAGGGTCTACCGTCTCACGGTGCATCATATAATCTAGCTGGTATGCCATTAAAGCAAATAACTAGCGTTTCTACAGCTACTCAGGCTTTCAGTAATATTCTAACTGGCTCTATGCTTTCCGCATTGCCTGGTGCTAATTTCTCAGTTGGTTCTATTTTGTCATCGCTTACCTCATCCGTAGCTGACGAATTATTATCTTCATTACCGCCCGAATTAGCTCAAGGTATGCAGAATATGTTTAGTTTAATGCAGACAATGGAAGTAACAGAAGGCGGTGGCTTTGCCACATCTGGTAAGGTAGATCCAACTACATACTTGACCAATGCTGTTTCTCTATTAAAAGGTAATCAGTCTCTCGGTGAAGTAATTAGCAATATTCAACGTCTACAATATGATACCTCATTATTTGGCCTAGATAAATTAGCTTCTACACCATTTACTATTCCTACAGCGTTTGGAAATATATCTATGGATTTATCTGCTACTGGTGCAATTCAGATAACAACTCCAGAGGCTGTGCAGAAAGCAATAGATGCGTTTGGCTCTCTAATGTCTTCTGGTGCTGGATTCCCGGGCGCTTCTCTTGGCAATATGTTCGGCAATTCTTCTGGAGTCATGTCAGAGATGTTTAATAGACTACCATCAGATAAGCAGACAGTAGCAAAGAGTATGATGGAAAAAGTAATTGCTCCAGGCACACAAGCTCAAACACTATTAAATAAAGCAAATGAATTTGGACAAAAAGCAACTGAAATTTTTTCAGTATTAGAATAAGAAAGTGATGAATTATGGGCGTTTATAAACCACCAGGTAATCCTAAGAATGTAACACCAACTGATTGGGCTGGGCCACCAGATGCCAGAGATAGTGGCGGTGAGTATCCGAATTATAATGTCATAGCCAAGACTAGATCAGGCCATGTGATTATGGCAGATGATACCAATGGTTCTGAGCATGTAACTATCCAGCATCGCGGTGGTTCTATGATTCAATTTATGCCTGATGGTGCTATATCGATTGGCGCACAGAATGGAATGTATCAGATTATCTTTGGTGAGAATAGAATTCTGGTCACTGGCGCTCAGGATATTACTGTCCAAGGCGGAGGAAGCCTTAGTGTAGACGGAGATTATAATGTAACCGTTAAGGGTAATCATAATACGGTTGTCCATGGCGATATGAACTTGACAGCAAAGAATTTAAATCAAACAATTCGTGGTAATATGGACACCACAGCCAAGGAAATGTCTACCAATATTGAAGGGTCAAGCAAGATCACATCTCAGGGTATTACCACTATTGCATCGGATGGTGGTCTGTCTTTATTGTCTACCAGTGATTCCGTAGCCCTTGGCGCAAAGCAAAGCGTTGGAATTAAATCGGGTAGAAAAATGATGATAGAAGCTGGTAGCAGTATGCATATGAAATCGGATTCAGCTTTGAATCTAAAATCGAGCGGCAAAATATCACTAAAAGGCGGTTCTATTGCTGCTGATGGTTCTGATGGCGCACCCAATATTCTACTTGCTTCTGGTGCTTCTGCTGATGCCGATTCTACCGAAGTTACATTTAAGACACCAACATCACCTGCTAGAGAAACATAAATAATCACATGGCACAACCAATAGTAATATCAAGAACACCAGACTATTCCGATCTAGATTTGGATTTCATCGCACATCCTACAACAAAGGATGTGGTTGTGAAGACTGGTGCGGATGCTATCAAGCGTTCGGTACGCAATCTAATTCTATCTAATTTCTATGAGAAGCCTTTTAGACCTGGTATTGGTTCAAATGCAGCTAAATTACTATTCGACAATATGTCTCCGCTTGTTTCCAATTTCTTAGAGAATGCGATATATGAAGTCATTCAAAACTATGAACCGCGCGTAGAGGTTATAAAAGTTACAGTAGAACCCGATTATGATAATAATGGATATACAGCAAGACTTGATTTCATAGTTATTAATAGAAACCAGCCACTGACCACCACAATATTCCTAGAAAGAGTCCGCTAATGCCAGCTAATACAACGCTAACAGTTACCGATCTTGATTTTGATTCAATCAAGAATAATCTCAAGACATTCCTAAGAAGCCAGTCACGATTCCAGGACTTTGACTTTGAAGGTTCAGGTATGAATGTTCTGCTGGATCTTTTGGCTTATAACACTCACTATAATGCGTTCTACCTGAACATGATTGCCAATGAAATGTTCCTTGATACTTCGAAGCTGCGCCAGTCTACCGTATCCCATGCCAAGCTTATCAATTACGTGCCGGAAAGCAGCCATGGCGCGGAAACTAAGCTGAACATTCTAGTAACGCCTTCAGTAAATGAAGATCAAGGAACCTCTACTCTAACACTAGACAAATATACCAGATTCTTCGGTGGTTCTCTTGATGGTATCAACTATCCATTTGTTGCTTTGAATTCGGATACAGTCAATAAAGACGGAAGTTCATTCTTATTCAGTAATGTTACCATCAAGCAAGGTGAAGTTGTCACACGCCAGTTTCTAATGGATTCAACAAATACCAAGAGAAGATTTGAAATACCATCTGCAAACGTTGATCTCAATACAGTAATTGTTACTGTTCAACAATCTTCATCTAATACAGATACCTTTGTCTATAATATTGCAGAAGATTTGACCGAAATTACAAGAGATTCAAAGGTATACTTTATTGAAGAAAACGAAGATGGAAATTATAGAGTTTACTTCGGTGATGATGTAATTGGCAAGAAACCTACAAATGGCAATATCATCAATATCACATACATTGACAATGCCGGTTCAATAGCCAATAAGATCAATGTCTTTACAATTGTTGAATCGGTTGGCTCATTCAATGATAATGTTCGCATATCTTCTACTGGTGCATCATATTCTGGTACTGAGAAAGAAACAATTGAGCAGGTCAAGTATCGTGCACCATACTTCTACTCAGCACAGAACCGCGCTATTACCATATATGACTATGAAACTCTGGTTACCAAAGACTATCCAAACATCGATTCAGTGGCTGTATGGGGCGGTGAAGACAATATTCCTGTTGTTTACGGTAAGGTATTCTTATCATTGAAGACTAAGGAAAACTACTTCTTAACTAATTTGGAAAAAGAAAGCATTAAGAACAGTCTAATCACAAATAGAAACGTCTTAACTGTTATACCTGAAATCGTTGATCCGTCTTATACATACATCTTTGTTCGCGGATACGTATATTATGATCCGACTTTAACTCAATACACAGCGGCCCAGATTAAAAGCTTTGTCGTTGCTTCTATTGAAGACTATAAGACAGACTATCTCGGTAAGTTTAAGTCTGGTTTTCAAAAGTCGGTAATACAGCAGTATATTCAGGACTCGGAAAAATCTATCACTGGTTCCGATATTAAGGTTATACTTCAAAAGAGAATTCCAATCACACTAAGTCAAACAAAAAGCTATACCGTTGATTATGGAATACCTATAAAGAAAGGCGATTTCAATAGCTCAATATCATCTTATCCTTCATTAGGCATTGTTGATACTAACTTTGTTACAAGACAGATATTCTTTGAAGAGGTGCCATCAATAAGCTCTGGTATTGATAGAATCGATATTGTAAATGGTGGTATAAACTATACTACAGTTCCGACAGTCACTATCACTGGCGATGGCACAGGAGCAACAGGTATTGCTAAACTTTATGGTGGTAGAATTGCGTCGATTGAATTGACCAATAAAGGTTCTAATTATACAAGAGCTATTGTAACTATATCGGGAGAAACAGGATCAGGTGTTGTTGTGGATCCTATTCTTCAGTCTCGCGTCGGAACTCTTAGAACATACTATCTAAACGAAAATGGCGAAAAAGTATTCGTCAACAATAATGCTGGAACAATAGACTATGATAATGGTATAATTGTTCTTAAGTCTCTATTACCTGTGTCGGTAGCAACAAATGCTTATTATGAACCAAATGTATTGACGATAAATACATTTGTAGACAAAGAAATTATTACCTCTATCAGAAATAAGATTATAGACATTGATGTTGATAATCCGCTCTCATATCAAATAGAAATTGTTTCAGCATAAAAGATGATCAGCAACAACAAAATATCAAATTTAATCGAATCGCAAGTTCCGTTCTTTGTTAGGAACGACCATGAAAACTTCGTCGCTTTTGTGGAAGCTTACTATGAATTCTTAGAACAGCAAACAGGTGTTGTGAACGTCACTAAGAACCTATTAGATCAAGCAGATGTTGACCTGACTGATATCTTTGTTGAGAAATTCTACGATAACTTTCTTCCATTTATTCCAAAAGATACTGCTGTAGATAAAACTCTTATTCTAAAGCACATCAAGGACTTCTATCGTTCAAGAGGTACCGAAAAGTCTATCAGATTCCTTATGAGAATTTTGTTTGATGAAGATGTTGAATTCTATTACCCACAGAGAGATATTCTAAGAGTATCCGATGGTAAATGGTTCCAAGAAAAATCTGTCAAGATCACAAATATAAAAGTTAATGGTGTTGCTAACAGTTCTTTAGGAATAGAAACTAAATTCGTCAATAGAAGAATCACAGGCGATGTTTCAAATGCATTTGCTCTAATCGAAAGAACTTCATCATACTACGAAGGCACTTCTCTTGTTCGTGAGCTTAAGCTATCAAACCAGTATAAAACATTTGATTCGGGTGAAGGAATAACATCAAATTTTATTGAAAACGGTGTTGAAAAGACAATCACGGCCAATCTTTTCTCTGGCGGTATCAATACTGTTGAGATCACTAATCGCGGAACAAGATATCAAGTTGGTGATCAGGTAATAATTGAGAGTGGAACTGGAAGTGGCGGCGTTGTTATTGTCACATCCGTTAGTAGTGGTAATCTAAGCTCTATTGCAGCACTAAATGGTGGTGCTGGATTCCAAAAAGGAAATCAAGTCCTGATTACTGGTGGCGGCGGATCAGGAGCAAATGCAAATGTTTCTTCAGTTTCAGCAGACAACTTTTATCATCCTAACTCATACAATATTATCTATACTACTATACAATCGATAGCAAATGCAAATATCAATAACCTTAACTATGGTCTGCATTTCTCTGGGTTTACAAATCCTGCTAATGCTAACACTACACTAGCAAACTCTCTTTCTTACTTTGTTTATGCCAACACTGGTCCAATCACAGGCGTTCTTCTATACAATTTAGGTTCTGGTTATCTAACCGCTCCTACAATTACCGCTCAAGCTAATACAAGAGTGAGAAATCTTGGTATTCTTGGTAAAATGAGAATTGTTAATGGTGGTACTGGATACTATATTGGAGACACTATTGAGTTTATAAACGTTCCTGGCGGAACTGGATCTGGTGCAGCAGCTAGAGTTGCTAATGTTGATATGGCACAATCCAATACAATCAGTGCTGTGGCGTTCGTGAGTGTTCCTGGTCAAATTACTGGCGGTTCAGGATATGAACAACTATTGCTACCAATAGCTAATGTTGTATCGGCAAATGCTCAAGCTTCTAATGCCAATATTCAAGTTACCGCTGTTCTTGGATCAGGAGAAACCTTATATTCTGCGAACTCTGTAGAAGGTCAAATTTTAAGTCTTGAAATTCTATCTCGCGGTTCAGGATACACAACCATACCAACTTTAAATCTTACACAATCTGGTGATGGAACTGCACAAGCTGTAGCTACAATCATTACAGGAGCATTTACATATCCTGGTAGATATCTAAACGACGATGGTCATATCTCTTCATACAACTTTATTCAAGACAGAGATTATTATCAGAAGTTCTCTTATGTTGTTAAGGTAAAGCAATCTTTAGATAAGTATCGTTCGGTTCTTAAAAATCTAATACATCCTGCTGGTATGAAACTATTTGGTGAGTATTTAACTGTGGATGAAGGAGCAAATCTAAATCTTTCTGTTAGAGGAACATCGGACAATCTATTATCTACCAAAACAGAAACATATAATTTCTCTAAAGGAAATGTAGGTATCAATTACAGTTCTCACGGTTTAAATGTCAACGACATTGTATATCTGGAATGGTTGACTGGTAACTTATCTCCATCTAACATAGCAACTGCTGTTGCTGCTAACGTTATAAATGTTCCTTACGACAGTGTGGCTGGACCATATAAGATCAAAACAGTAGTGAACACAGACCATTTTATAATCAACACTGTTTCTTACATAGCCAATACTTCTATTCGCACATATCTAGCAAATACTCTTCTTCCTAATACATCAGGAACAGTGAATGTTGGTAAAGTTATATACTAAATAGTAAAAATAGGAAAAGAAATGTCTTCAATTTACACTAAAAGTATGCAAATCTATAATGCCGAGAATTTTAAGGCATCAATTGGAGATACAAGTCTGCCATACGTTTACTTTACATTCGGTAAGGTAGATGAATGGGCAAGTGAAGGTGCTCCTCCTCAAGCTAATAGCTCTATCGACACATTCAATCAAGTTTGGAAAAATATGATTGGTGCTAAGAAGATTGTTGGTAATGATATTCGTCTTGCTATCCGCAGATTTGATTGGGTATCAGGAACAGTTTATACAGCATATGATGATTCCGAAGCAACTTTAGATATGAATGATCCTGATGTTAAGTTTTATGTTGTTACTGATGAATGGAATGTATATAAATGCCTTGGCAATAACAATAGCGGTGCATCGACAGTTAAACCAACAAGCATCAATACATATTTGGCCGAACAGTTATCCGATAAGTACATCTGGAAATATATGTATACACTTTCGGATGAAGAAAAACTTCGTTTTACAACGGTAAATTATATTCCAGTTCGCACATTAACAGAAGACAATGGAACATTGCAATGGCATGTTCAAAATAGTGCTGTACAAGGTTCGATTGGATCAATAAAGATTGTAAATGCAGGATCTGCTTATTCTGTAGCTACTCCTCCTACAATCACTATTACTGGCGATGGAACAGGTGCTGAAGCTGCCGCAACTGTCAATACAACAACATTTGGCATAGAAAGCATTTTAATTACAAACAAAGGGCAAAATTACACATACGCTAATGCAGCCTTTACTTCTGCTAATGGCAGTGGAGCAAATGCAAGAGTTATTATGAGTCCTACAGGTGGTCATGGTGCTAATCCTGTAGAAGAACTTGGAGGATCTTTTGTTATACTTAATCCAAGACTAAGAGGCTCGGAATCAGATATCATAGACACTCAAAACGAAATTAGACAGATAGCATTAATTAAAAATCCTGTATTGAGAGATGGTACTACAATAGCTTCTGGACTAGTATATTCACAAACAACATCGGTAACGTTAGATCCAGTAGGCGACAACTATGTAGAAGATGAATATGTTTATCAAGGAATAAGTCTAGCGTCTGCATCATTTAAAGGTAGAGTTGTAAGTTGGAATTCTGGATTGAATCTTTTAAACTTGATAGATGTGTCTGGAACTTTAACAACTGATCCATTAACAGGCGACACATCAAAAGCTTCTCGTCAGGTTCAAAGCAGCATTAACAAAGCTTTTACTCCATATACAGGAAGTTTATTGTACATAAATAATATTACACCAATTCAAAGAGCTACAGATCAAACAGAAGATTTTAAGATCGTGGTTTCATTTTAATCCCAGTGAAGAGGAAAAAGACTAAATGACTGTAGGTTCAGATTACGCAAATACAGAGGCTTACAACTTATCGACAGATTTGAATGTAACTCCATATTATGATGATTATGAAGATAATAAAGAGTATTACAGAATCCTCTATAAGCCTGGATTTGCCGTTCAGGGGCGTGAACTTACTCAAATGCAGACAATTCTGCAAAAGCAGATCACACGATTTGGTAGACATATTTTTGACGAGGGTACCATTGTTCTTCCCGGTAACTTCCAATTATTTGCAAATAACGATTCTTCGGTTTCTAAAGGTTTAAATTATGTAAAGATTAGAGATGTTGATAACTCAAATAATAACATAACACTATCAAACTTTGATGGTGTTGTACTTCGTGGCGCAACATCTAATATTACCGCATATGTTAATATTATTGCTGATGGTTCTGAAATTAGCTCTAATACCAAAACACTTTATGTTGATTATCTTTCAGTCAGTTCTTCAAATACAGCACAAAAAACATTTCTTAACAATGAAACTCTCGTATCAAATGTAGGTAATGTTGTTACTGTATCATCAAATGCTACAGGAAAAGGATCAGTTTTTCGTATTACAGAAGGTGTTATATTCTCAAAAGAACATTTTGTATACTTCCCAGAACAGGAAGTTATTTTAGATCGATATAATGATAATCCAACAGCTAAAGTTGGATTTAATATTATTGAAAATATTGTTGATTATACTGTTGATAGCACTCTACTTGATCCAGCTCTTGAATCTTCAAACTATTCTGCACCAGGTGCTGATCGTTTAAAACTAACAGCAGTTTTGGAATCTCGCGCATTTGATGACACTGAAGGTGTTCCAAACTTTACCACTCTTTTCACTATCAAAGATGGTGTTATTCAAACATACAATCAAAGAACTCAATACAGTATTCTTAAGGATGAATTGGCAAAGAGAACATTTGATGAGTCCGGAGATTACTATGTTTCTGGTCTCGATGTTGAATTAAGAGAAAACGCAGATTCAGGCACAAATGGAGGTTTAATTTTAGCAGCACTTAATCCAGATGCAAACTTAATTTCCGTTCGCGTTAATCCTGGTACAGCTTATGTTAAGGGATACGAAGTTGAAATAATTCGTCCAGAATATTTGATTACTCCTAAATCTACACAATATATTAATGTAAATTCTCAAATTGTATCTGCTTTCATGGGATCTTATGTTACTGCCAATAACATGTCGGGTCATCTTGAACTTGATGAAGGTATTACTATCGATCTTCTTGACAGATATAATAGAAGAGTTTCAAATGGCATATTTACAGCAGCGGCTGTAGGTAATACTATCGGTACAGCTACCGTTATGAGCGTTGAATATAACAGCGGTGTATTAGGAACATCTGATGGTAGAGTAGATATCTATATCACTGATATCCGTATGCTAGGAAGCAACAGCTTCTCATCTGTGAAGAGCTTGTATAGTAACAATGCAACAACTGCTGATTTTGGCGCCGATATTGTTCCAGATAGCACAACAAATACTACAGTTCTAAGAGAACCGTTTAACGCGCCTCTATTGTATTACACTGGTTCTAATTTTACCAGAAAAGTAAAAGATTATAGTGATCTACCAGACACAACATATTACTATACTACGACAATACCCGTAACAATTGCATCGGATGGTTCATTCACTGCGTCTGCGCCAGGTTCGGACTCTCTTCCTTATACAGGAACACTTTCTACAACAGACAAGAGAGAACTTTTCTTAAATCTTGAAACATCCGTAAACGTTGCTATGTCAGGAACTGTTGATGCTACTATTGGTAGTAACCTTGTTAATGGTTTTTCAACCACTTGCACTCGTTTAAATGCCGGAGAAAAAGTTCAGTTCTCAGGAAATTCTCTCACATTTACAGTTTTGAGTACACCTACAAGTGACTCTGGCACTGGTATATTACAATTAGCAGAACTTAATGTACCATCGCTTAACGGCAATACACTTTTCAGACACTACGGTGCAGGTAGCTTTATTGACTTAACAACGAAAGGTGTAACAAGTGGCACAGTACGTTCTGTAACCGCTGCTACTCCAACATTAACATTGAATCTAAATGAAACTTTCCCTGCGGGAGGCACAACAGCAGCATTATCATTTAGATCAGCCAGAACATCTGCTATACAAACAGGTAAAACATTAAGACCAAGCAGATATGTTAAAATTAATTGTGCAAATGCTGTCACTACTGCTGGACCATTTAATCTTGGATTCTCTGATGTTTATAGAATAAAGAGCATTGTAAAGAAATCTTCAAGTTTCCCAACATCAAATACTGATGGAACAGTAGTTACATCCCAGTTCATTTTCAATAATGGACAAAAAGATACTCTATACGATATAGCTACTATTAAACCAACAACAAGTCTTGCTACAACAGACAGACTTCTTGTTGAATTGGATTATTTTATACCAGATTTCTCACAAGGTAAAGGATTCTTTACTGTCGATTCTTATCCAGTTAACGATATCGCATCTTCAAGCACAACAATAGGCACAGCCGAAATTCCTATCTACACATCACCATCATCAGGTAAAAAATATGACTTGAGAAATCATATTGACTTTAGACCTGTAAAGACAATTACAGCAACAGACGCAACATCTCCAGGCAGTGCTACAGAAGATCCAGGAAAATCAAATTCGTTTAATTTTACATCTAGCACACTTGCTCTGGCTTCACCATCTTCCGAAATTAATTTCGATTACTCATATTATGTTGCGAGAAAAGATATTGTTCATGTGAGCAAGAATAAACTATTCTCTATCACACAGGGACAACCGGCCGCTCTTCCTATTACTCCTCAAATACCAGAAGATGAATTGGCCATAGCTGAATTGACCATTGCTCCATATCCATCTATCTCATCTTATTATGGTAAGATTATTGGTAGACAAGATATCGCATCTTCAAGCAGAAGACTTGCTTCTGTCCGCCAAACAATGCGTGATCTTGGTGTTATGAAGAGTAGAATTGCAAATCTTGAATATTATGCGTCACTCAGCTTGTTAGAAAAGAGTGCTGCTGATATGTTAATTCAAGATGAAGCCGGTCTTGATAGGTTTAAAAATGGTATCTTCGTTGATACTTTCCGTAATCACTCATTAGGAGACTCATCAAATCCAGATTATCGTATTGTTGTTGATCCTGTTGAAAATAGCATCCGTCCTCTATATTCTATGCAATCTATCAACTATGATTATCTTTCTGGTTCGAACGTAAGAAAGACCGGTGATCTGATCACTCTTGACTATAGTGAAGTCGAGTATGCAAACATATCTTCTGTTACCGCAACATTGAACACTGAAAGATCAACATATAGCTTTGTTGGTAATATGACACTTGTTCCAGAAAGTGATATTTGGATCGACACTATCACTCTACCACCAAATGTTATTGACATACAAGATGCTAGTTTGGATGGCCTAGGTGATGCTCAACAAGTAGGTGGCGTAACAACCACATGGAATGCTTGGAAAACTTATGTTAGTGGATATACAGTTTACAAAGGAGAAGGTGCCACAAAGACTTTAGTTGGAACATATACAAATCTTACTGCCGCTCAGGCAGCCGCTGAAAATATTAGAACGACAAGCTTTGGAGCTACTATTGAAACAACATCTATAAATGAAAGAACAGGTTCGGAAGCATACACTTTTTCTGATGCTGACAGCGTTTCAACAGGTAGTAAAGTTGTAAATACCGATATTGTGCCATATATTAGACCACAAGTTATTGTCGGATCTGTTACTGGTATTAAACCTTACGCAAAATATAAGTTATTCTTTGATAATATTGATATGACCTCTTATGTAAGACCGGTTACATATGCTGAATATCTAAATGCTGGAAATATCACAAGTTGGACATATAATGTGGGCAGTGATATTTTAGCTGATGCTAATGGTGAGTTGTGGTTTAGATTGAGTTTACCAAATACAGATAATTTAAGATTTACTGTAGGTTCAAAACTTGTAAGAATTACAGACAGTTTGACAAACTCTGGAGAAGAAACATCTTTTGCTGAAAAAGCTTTCTTTGCACAAGGCACTATTCAAACAAAGCAAGATACTATTCTTTCGACGAGACAGGTTGATATAAGAAATGTTCCGCTATTCGAAACAAACAATAGTGCAACATTCCAAACTTTACCTCCTTTAACTCCACCTAAGAAAAAAAGAAATTTTAATCGTGATTTACCTGACAATATTGTGCCAAGAAACAACAGATCGTGTCTTGCATATGTATTGCCAATTAAAGTTCCTAACGGTGAAGAAGGTATTTTCTTAACTTCCGTTGATATATTCTGTGCTGAAAAACATCCTACTCTTGGTATGTGGTGTGAAGTAAGAGAACTTGACAGTGGCGGTGGAATTACAGGTAATGCTGTTCCATTCTCTGCTGTATGGTTTACAAATGCTGAAGTTCCTATTTCTACTAATGGTAGAGATAACCCATTAAATGTTGCATTTGAAGCTCCAATCTTCTTGTATGCTAATAAGTCTTATGCTTTCATTATCCATCCAGAAGCGACAAATCCAAACTATTATTTTTGGATCTCAAGAATTGGTCAGACAGATAGAAATACAAATTTGCAAGTAACAGGTCGTGCTTATAATGGTGCAACATTCACAACAAACAATGATACAATTTGGGTATTAGAAGAAAAGACCGATCTAACATGCAAGTGGTATCGTGCATCATTCAATGTAGGATCAGGATATTTTGAAATTGGAAATCAACCAAAAGAAAAGTTGTATTTGAATAGCATTGTAGGTAGTCTTGAAGGATTCGGTGAACCATTCGTCACAGGTGATAGAATCACTCTATCTGGAATTCAGGCCAATACTGGGGACTTCATTATTGGCAAATCGTCTGGAATCAATGCTAAAGTTATTAGTATTTCTAGTGGAACTTATAAAACATCAAATATTAGATTTACATCTAGTGAAGGTGTAACGATTAAGTATGGTGCAAATGGTGTAGTCAAGGCAGATTCGGAAGCTTCAAATGTAAGTACCGTTTCAAGTATCACTAGAGGTGTTGGATTCCTTGAATACTATAAGGAATCTCCAACATCAACCCAAATGATCCTATCAAGTTCAAATGGCAAGTTCTCTGTAGGCGAAACAATATTTGATATCTCAGATGAAGGTTCAGCAAATATTGCTTCTATCAATAACTTAAGATATTCTGTTATAGATTTTGAACCGGCAGTTATTAACTTTGTTCGAACTGGCGTTTCGTATGAAATGGCAACATATTCAAATACTGGAACAGCAGACGCATACTTTACTTTTGATGCTGGTGAAAATTATTTATTTAATGAAGAAAAAGCTGTGTTCTCTCGTTCTAACGAAATTGCAACGTTGTCTTCAAACTATTCAAATAAAATTAAATCCACAATATCAACATCTACAGATTATCTATCTCCGGTATTTGATATTGGAAGAACACATTCAATCGTCGTTGATAATCTTATAAATGCAAATACTGTTGATGAAGCTGCTACACAGGGTGGGCAACTATTTAATAAGTACATTTCGAAGATTGTGACATTGGCCGACTATCAAGATGCAGAAGATATGAATGTGTTCTTGACAGCTTATCGTCCTCCTGAAACAGATGTAAAGGTTTGGATCAAGTTATTGAATGGTGAAGATTCTGATCCTATGTCTCAGAAAGTTTGGATTGAAATGGAAAAGAGTTATGGTGGTGATAGTACGTATGCTTCAATTGCTAACAAGAACGATTTTAAAGAATATAAGTACCTCTTACCAGCACAAACTGTAAACACTGGTGGACTTAATGCTACCAATGGTATATTTACATATAAAAACAGTGCAGATGTGACATTCAGCACCTTCAAGTCATTCCAGATCAAAGTCGGTCTTCTTGGTAATAACAGTGCAGTTGTTCCAAGAGTTGCTGATCTAAGAACAGTAGCGTTGCAGATTTAAAACCATGAAAAAAACTGAGATTCCAGGTGTATATAAAGTAGCAGAAGGTATCCTTGTAAACAGGGATACCGAAGCTCTTGATAAGTATAAAAAGAGACGCGCAGCTAAGAGAAGAACTGAGCAGCAGATAAATACTTTAGAAGAAAAAGTATCTAAGATTGATAAGCTGGAAAACGATCTGGAAGAAATCAAATCACTATTAAAAAAGTTGGTAGAATAGACAAATGGCATTAGCAAACGTAGCACTAACAAACACATTTGATGAATGGCGTACTAGAACGAATCAGTTGGTAGTTCAAAGTAATTACTATGAAACTAATTTGCCAACTTATGCCTATGCTAATAATATTGGTGTGACAGCTAATGCTTTTGCTTCTGCAACAATAGCAGGTGCTAATAGTGCTGTAGGTCTTGGAGCTAATGCTTTTG